TACAAATCAATGTTATGTACTTCGTGCTGATATTGACTTAGCTGCTCTTACAGCATCATTAACCCGCCCAACAGGAAGTCCAGATAATGGTACTTACTGGTTAGATACAGTTAATACACAATGGGGATTATTCACATGGAATCAAGTTAGTGGAACATTTACTAATGTAATTCCGTCAGTAATTACAAATCAAGATTACTTGACTCCATCATCAACTGTACCATTACAAAGTTATGGCAGTATTGGCCAATATGCTGTTGTTGCTACTAACACATCTAATCCAATTTATTTCAAGCGTGGCGGCCCAACAGCATCGCAAGCTGGTTCGTATGCAGCTGCTTATTTTGGTAATTTGTATAATACTTGGGTTCAACTTGGTAGTGCCCCATGGCAAACTTCTTGGCCAACTATTCAAGGCACAAATACACCAAGTAGTTCATCATTAACAGCTAGTGATACATTTAAAATTAATAATATATTAATTACTGTACCGTCGAGTCCTACTGTATCTCTTATTGTTGATGCTATTAACCAAGCAGGTATTACTGGAGTATATGCGGCTAATATCGGTGGCGCATTAAACTTATATGCTGATACTACGGCAGGTATTGTGTCATCTATAACTAATTTAACATCTAATGGCACTACTGCTACTGTAACATTTAGTACAGCAGTACCAACACCATATGTTATTGGCAGTACAATTTATCTTTCTGGAGTTAGTAACACTGGATCAGCTAATACATCATTATATAATGGCTATTATACAGTTACAGCGTCAACATCTACTACTGTAACTTTTGCGACTACAACTACAGCTCCATATGTAAGCGGCACAGGTACTGCTATAAATGAAGGAACAGTAGTTCTTGCTAATAATGCTGGCACTTCATTTGCTGCGTTAGGCTTAACAGCAGGAACATACAATGCTCCAGAATATCAAGTAAGTCCAAGTTATACTGTACCACAATGGAATACATTTAGTGCTATGCCAGAACCAACAGGCTCTGTGTGGCAAAAATCTAATAGTGTAAACCAAGGCACAAGTATTGTAATGAAGCAATATAACTCTACATTAGGGTTATATGTAATACAATCCGTAACAGTATATCCTAGTGATAACGCTGCTCTTTATGGTTTAGATCCATCGGGTGGCGGCCAAGGCATTCCTACTGGCACTTTATATGCTAGATCTAATCCAGTTAGTGATGGCACATCGGGATATCAAATTCTTGAACGTTACACAACAGGCCCAACTATTGTTACCGGTAGCAATACAACACAAACATTTAGTTCTGGACAATCTTTCTCATTAGGCGCAAGTCAGCCTGGCACAGCAGTTAATCAATGGCGCACAGTTAGTTTAGTGTCTATTGGACATTCAGGTAATCCAACAGCTAGCGACTTTGTAGCCGCTATTAGTGCCGCTGGCATTCCTTATGTAAGTGCTACTATTAATAGTGCTGGCGCTATTGTAATGCAACATAGCAAAGGCGGAGACATTGAATTAGTTGATTTAAATGGCGGAACTGTTGTTACTGATGCTGGCTTTACAACTAGTACTTTCTTATGCCGTCAGCGTTATGTTAACGGTGCTGCCGCTGGTTTAGTTTTAAGTAACTGGGTAGGTAGCACAACATTTACATACACAGCATCTGATGTGGCTCCAGATCAAGATCCAACTGATGGCACATATTGGTATTATAGTGATGCTACACAAGTAGATATCATGATTCAAAACAATGGTGTATGGACAGGATATCAAAATTGTACATCTGACAGCCGTGGTTATGATTTATCTCAAACCAATGCTACTGGTCCAATCATTAGTGCTACTCCACCATTAACACAAACTGACAATACATCACCATTAGTATATGGCGATTTATGGGTTAATACTTCTGATTTAGAAGATTATCCAATTTTATCTCGTTGGCAAAATGTTAACGGTGTAGATCAATGGGCACAAATTGATAACACAGATGCTACACAATCTAATGGTATTTTATTCCAAGATGCTCGTTGGGCTCCAAATGGTACAACAGATCCTGTATCTGCTGCTTTACCAACAATCCAAAGTTTATTAACAAGTAATTACTTGGATCTAGATGCTCCAGACGCATTATTATATCCAACAGGAATGTTGTTATGGAATACTCGTCGTTCAGGATTTAATGTTAAAACATATCAATCAAATTATTTTAACAATAATACTTTCCCAACATACGACTGGGTTTCTACAACATCTTATACAATTGGTCAATATGTCCAGTATGATAATATTGTGTATGCTTGTATTCAAAATAACTCAAATCAAGAGCCAGACACAAGTCCAACTTATTGGTCAGTACAAACTGTAACAAATACATGGTTAACTGCTACAGGAAATCGTCCAGATGGTTCACCATACATGGGTCGTCAAGCTCAGCGTGAAATTATTGTTAAAGCTATGAAGAGTGCTATTGATACTAATACACAGATTCGTGAAGAACAAAATTCTTACAACTTAATCGCTGTTCCTGGATATCCAGAATTGGCTCCTAACATGGTAGCATTGAATAATGAAATTAATAATGTGGCATTTAGCATTATTGATACCCCATTACGCCTTGCTCCAGCAGATATTGTTACATGGGCAACTGATAATAATGGTTTAGGTTTACCAACAGGCGATGGCAATTTAGCAGCTGGCGATGCTTACGGTGGCACATTCTATCCAAGCTGTCAGACAACTGATTTGAGCGGAAACTATTGTGTAACTTATCCAAGTCACATGATGATTCGCACAATTATTCGTAGCGATGAAATTGCTTATCCTTGGTTAGCTCCAGCTGGAACACGTCGTGGTTTAGTTGATAACGCATTCCAGTTAGGTTACTTAAATGGTATTACTGGTGTATTTGAAACATTAGGCGTTGGACAATCATTGCGCGATGTATTGTATGAAAACCAAATTAATCCAATCACTTATATCCCAGGTGTTGGTATTACTAACTTTGGTAATAAGACATTACAAGCTACAGCTACAGCATTAGACCGTATCAACGTAGCTCGTTTAGTATGCTTTATCCGTACTAGACTTGAAACAATTGGTAAGCAATATTTGTTTGAACCAAATGATCAAATTACCCGTACAGAAATCAGTAACTCAATCGTAAGTTTAATGATTGACTTGGTTGCTAAACGCGGTATTTACGATTACTTGGTTGTATGTGATAACACAAACAATACACCAACTACAATCGATCAAAATCAGTTATGGGTTGATATTGCTATTGAGCCAGTAAAAGCTGTGGAATTCATCTATATTCCATTGCGTATCGAAAACACTGGAGCGATTGCGGCGCAGGCTGCTGCTTAAAGAAAGTTGGGCAAGAAATTGCCCAACTTTATTAACTAAATAAAGTATATCGGAGATTAACAAATGGCAACATCATCACTAACTAACATGACCGTTCCTTTAGGAGCAGACGGACAAAGCGCATCAACCCAAGGCTTATTAATGCCTAAATTGGCATATCGCTTCCGTGTTTTCTTTGCGAACTTTGGTGTAAGTACACCTACAACAGAGCTAACAAAGCAGGTTATGAAGTTTGACCGTCCACACGTACAGTTCGAAGAAATTAAATTACCAATTTATAACAGTACAGTTAAAATTGCTGGCAAGCATACATGGAATGATGTTACTTGCGATTTGCGTGATGATGCTCAAGGCAATGTAAGTAAATTAGTTGGCGAACAGTTACAGAAGCAATTAGACTTCATGGAACAAAGTTCTGCTGCGTCTGGGATTGATTATAAATTTACTATTCAACTTCAGATTCTTGACGGCGGTAACGGCACTAACGAACCTACTGTATTAGAAGAATGGCAGATTCTTGGAGCATACTTAAAAGATGTAAATTATAATTCAATGGATTACAATACATCTGACGCAGTTAAAATTGGATTAACAATCACATTTGATAACGCTATCCAAGTTAACAGCGCAGGTACTCCAACAGGTGTAGGTCAAGCTATTGCGTACACAGTTGGCTCTATCGCTACTGGTGCTGCGTCTACTAACACTAGTACAACCTAAACGCCATGGGAACCGGCTTCTTCGGCCAGGGCGGTGATTTATTACAAGCATTTGGGCAAGGTGCGTTCAGCGTACCTGGCTTAAAAGATTACACCCACGCTAGTAAAACTTTTGAAACAAACGGATATCAACTTACACCTCGGTTTAAGTTTTTATACCATGTTTTCTTTAATATCAATACTGGACAAATTCCACAACTACAAGCTGCGTATGGATCTGGCACAGTAGAAACTATCGGCATGATGGTTAAAAGTATTGATTTACCTAAGTTTAAAATTGATACAGCCGTTATGAATCAGTACAATCGTAAAAGAGTTGTACAAAGTAAAATGCGTTATGAACCAAGTCGTATTACATTCCATGACGACCAATCTGATTTAATTCGTAATATGTGGTATAACTATTATACATATTACTATAAAGATCCAAGTCAAAAATATCAAAATGTAGCTACACAATCTGGCACATTAGGAGCATTACAAACATTTAGTAATGGATTTAATTACAACGCTAACGACATTTATAGCCAAACATTACAAAGTGCCGACTGGGGCTTTATTGGTGAAAGTTATTCCGACGGAACTAACACTGGCACATCTACAACTGGTAAACCAGCTTTCTTCCGCGACATTACTATCTATGGTTTAAGCCAAAAGAAATATGCGGCTTGGACATTAATTAATCCAATTATTTCACAATGGAATAGTGATACTTACGATTATTCCGAAGGTAGTGGCACTATGAAAAATGATGTTACTATCGAATATGAAACTGTAAAATATTATTCAGGTGCTATCGGTGGGGCTCAGCCTAGCAACAAGGTTGCTGGATTTGCTGATCCAGCACACTATGATAATATACCATCGGGTATTACACGCCCAGGCGGAACTAAATCGGTATTTGGTCAAGGCGGCTTATTAGATGCTGTTGGCGGAACTGTTGAAGATTTACAAGCATTGGCATCTGGCCAAGGTGGATTACAAAATGTTATCGGTGCTGTACAGACTGCTGGTACAGCATATAATACATTTAAAAATGCTAATCTTGGACAGATTATTAGACCAGAATTACAAACAGCGGCTATCAATGTAGCACAATATAGTTTACCTAACGCAACTCGTGCGGCAGTTAATTCAGCTAACGGAATGTTATTTCCACGAGCACCAACATTACAACCAAGTAATGGTATTAACGGAGGACCTTAATTATGTCCACAGTTAACGCTACAAATCCAAATATTGATTTATCAGTACACATATTTGATAAATTTTATAACTATCGTCAATCAGTATCTGCTCAAGAGTATGATGCTGTTCATAGTTATTTGCTATCAGTTTTTGCTACACCTAAACAAGCTGGAAATTTTACATCAACAATGTTTAGAATTGCTGGAGTATCAGGTATTCCTGTTATGCAATTACTACAATCAATACAAGGAATGTCTGGTCCGCAAATTACTTTAACATTTGCTTTTTATTTAAACACATTCCAAAGTCCTTCGACTATGTTGGGAATTCAAGCACAAACAGTACCTAACTACTATGTTGCTCACAACATTAAGCAGTAATCATAATGGCTAATTTCCGCCAAGGTCTCTACGAAGTAAAAAATGCTAGCAAGTATGTAGGTAATGGAAAACCGCGATTTCGTTCTGGTTGGGAATTAACTTTTATGACTTTTTGTGATACAAATGAAAATGTATTACAGTGGGCATCAGAACCTGTGCGCATTCCATATCGCCACCCACTTACTGGTAAAATTACAATGTATGTGCCGGATTTTATTGTAACATATCGTGGTCCAAATAATACTGTAAAAGCAGAGCTGATAGAAATTAAACCAAAATCACAAAGTATAGTAGAAGCAAAGATGAAAGATCGCGACAAAGCGATTGTAGCAATCAACTACAGCAAATGGGATGCAGCCACTAAATGGGCCAGGCAAAACGGCCTTACATTTCGTGTGATTACAGAAGGTGATATCTATAGGCAGGGCGGCAAAAAGTAATAGGACCTATTAAAAATGCGGTAAATACCGTATGAATTCTGATTTAACCTACTATGTTTATGCTTACTTGCGCAAAGATACACTTACTCCTAAGGAACACAATGTTAAAGTTCCTACAGATGAGCATAGAATTGTTATTGTAGAAAAAAATTTAACAGATTTAGGTGCTTGTGCTATTGAACGCCGTCTTATTAGCTGGTACGGACGCAAAGATTTGGGCACTGGCATTTTACGCAATATGACAGACGGCGGTGATGGTACAGCTGGGTATAAATTCTCGCAAGAACAATTAGTAAACCGCTCGCAACAACGCAAAGGCGTAGCACAACCTAACGGTCGCAAACCAAAACAATCAAATGCTGGTTATATCGAAGCCTGGAAAACTCGCGATAAAACAGTAAAAATATCTACCCGTGAATTATTAAAAGAAACAAATACAAAAATATGGGCAGATCCTAAATTAAGAGATCAACAGAGCAAGACACGAAAAGAATATTTGAAAAATAATCCTGAAGAATTAGCAATATCAATCTCAAAATTACAGAAAAAAGTTTGTTGCCCTCGATGCGGAACTATTACAAACAAAGGTAATTTAGCCCGCTGGCACAAAGAATGTAAAAAGGAGACTCAAAATTACTAAGAAACTTGAAGAATTGTTTGGATTTACTGATGAAGAGAATATGGCTCCTTCTATTAGCGAAACGCTAACTCCAGAAGAGACACGCACAGCTATCATAGAAATTGATGATACTATAGATAAAATTGACGAAGCATTACCTGCTATTCGTGATTTG